CAGTAGTGGAGATTACGCAAAGATAACATCAGAAGGTAATAACTCTGTGGTTATGGCAGCAGGCTGCAATTCAATAGCAAAGGCAAAAATCGGTAGTTGGATAACATTAGCCGAATGGATTAGAACTGATAAAGCAAATGATAGTGGTAATTATATATGGATTCCTAAGTGCGTAAAAACAGAATATGTAGACGGAGAACGTATCAAAGAAGATATATTCTATAAATTAGTTGATGGCGAATTTAAAGAAGTAGAAAGCGAGGATTAATTATGGCAGAGAATACAGCAGTTGCGGAAAAGAAAGAAGCTGAAAGCAGAGAGCTTGTAGCAAAAGATTTTACAGAGGGAATGGTTGTAAAAATTAAGCAGAAAGAGAAATTTGGCTTAACATTTCCTAAAGATTATAACTACACAAACGAGCTTATGTCGGCAATGCTTATCTTACAGGACACACAGGATATGAATAAGAAGCCTGTATTACAGAGTTGCACAAGGGCAAGTATTGAAAATGCACTTATCGAAATGGTAACAGACGGATTATCAATAAGAAAGAAGCAGTGTTACCCAGTCGCTTATGCGGGTAAATTAAGCTGTCAGCCGTCTGTTTATGGTGCAACTTGTCTTGCTAGAAGATATGGGCTTAAAGACATTAATGCATCAGTTATTTATAAAGGGGATGTATTCAAGTACCATAAAGAGGATGCAAAGACAATTATTGATTGCCACGAACAGAGCTTTGAGAATATCGACAATGACAAGATTGTTGGTGCTTATGCAGTAGCGATTATGGGAAATGGTGAGAAGATTGCAGAAGTTATGACTATGGCGCAGATAAAGACAGCTTGGAAACAGGGATACGGATATAAGGAGACCGGAAACGGAGTTCATCAGAAATTCGCAGACCAAATGGCTATGAAAACTGTTAAAAATAGACTTCTCAAAGCTATCAACAATACTCATAGCGGTTTTGGCAAAGAAGATGATTATGAGGAAATCAGCCACGATGAAATGCTTGAACAGGATGTTGCCTACGACATTGAGCAGAACGCAAACACAGTAGATTTTGACGAGGACAACATAATTGATGTAGAGCCGACCGACACAGCCGACAAGCAGTCAGAGGAACTTCCACCATTCATGCAGAGTGAGGAGAGCTGATATGAGAGTAATTTCACAGGACGGAACACTTGATATGCCATATGAAGAGGTGATTATTCAGAGATTCAAGTCAAGAATTTATTTTCTGAATAAAAACTTAACAGGCGTTGAGTCGCTTAGTGATGACATGCAAATTGCTGAATATTCCACCGAAGCAAAGGCAATTAAGGCTATGGAAATGTTGAGAGAACATAATGAGGGTGTAATTTTTCTCAAAACAATAATAAATACCGAAAAAGGTACTACGTTCGTAAGTAGTTTGTCGAAAACTGATTTTAACAAGCTGACGCAGAATTACTTCCAGTTCCCACAGGACGATGAAATCGAGGTGTAAATATGGATGAAGAATGGAAGTGGATAAAAGGCTTTAAGGGGCAATATCAGATTTCCAATTACGGAAGAGTAAAGAGTTTTAAAAAGACAGAGGGCGGATATATTTGGAAACTTGCAGATGAAAGTGAGGTGATGTAATGCTCAAATTGAAATGTTGCGGAACTGGAAGTAAAGGAAATTCTTATGCTCTTATGTCGCAAAACGAAACACTTATTCTTGATGCAGGAATGGGGATTAAAGACATAAAAAAGATGTGTGATTGGAATGTAAAAAATATAGTAGGTTGCCTTATTTCACACGAGCATTATTGACGACCATTCAAGGTCATTAAACGATTTTAAGTCAATGGGAATACCAATACTTGCCCCATATTTAGACGATAGCCGTAAATCAATGAACATGGGCGAGTTTACAGTAAAGCCTTTTGATTTAACAACAATAGACGGAAATTGGACACACACAAATGCAAATGGCGAGCCTTGTCCGATATTCGGCTTTCTGATTACTCACAAGGAAATGGGGAGAATGCTTTACATTACCGATTGTGAGGTCGTCAAGTGGAAGTTTAAAGACATAAACCACATTCTCTTAGGTGTGAATTATGACAAGGATTTAATCGACAGAGACACAGGTAAAGCTAATCACGTTTTCAGAGGTCACTTAAGCATTGACACGGCTTGCGATTTTGTTAAGGCAAATTATTCAGACAGCTTGCAGAACGTTATAATGTGCCATTTATCAAGTGAAAATTCTGATAGAGATAGTTTCATCGAGAAGATGAAAAAAGTCGCTTATGGGGCAAATGTAGATGTTGCAGAGCGTAATAAGGAATGGCTACTTGCTAATCCTAATGAGTGCCCTTTTTAAAAATTAAACAGACAGGAGAAAAATAATGAATATTGTAACACTTTTAGGACGATTGACACGCGATCCGGATATTAGATATACACAGGGTGAAAATGCAATGGCAATAGCAAGGTTTACACTTGCCGTTGATAAAAATTTTAAAAAGAAAGACGATAAGGCGAATTTCATTAACTGCGTGGCTTTTGGCAAGATTGCTGAAACAGTAGAGAAGCACGTATTTAAAGGCTCAAAGATAGCAGTTATCGGTGAGTGGACTACAGGTAGTTACAAGAATAAAGATGGAAACACAGTCTACACTAACGATTGCAACATATCTAAGCTTGAGTTTTGCGACAGTAAAAATTCAAGTGGCAGCAGCGCAGAGCCACAGCCAAAACCCGATGATGGCTTTATGTCAATTCCTGATGGTATTGACGAGGAATTACCATTTAACTAAGAGCCGGTTGATTACAGGACAGTCAAATAATGGCTGTCCTAGAAAGGGAAAATAATGGATTATACAAACGAAGTATTTGCGAACATTGCAAAGGAAATAGCTGACCGGAAAGAGTATGTAATTACAAGAGCGTTTACATCGCAGATTGCAGAATTATTACAGAAAAATGGCATCATACCGATATGCAGTGAAAGATACATAAATCTTAACCCTGATGTGCCGAATTACAGTTCTGTCAGAAGAGTCACTGTTTCGTTTGATAAGCTTGATTGCACCAAGCATGACCGAGAAGTTAGAAAACAGGCATACAGAGATTTTATCAAGGAATTTGAGGATAGAGTTAATTCAAAAGATATATCTGAAAAACTCTTTGAAACTGAATGTATATTATTGGAGCGTGATAAGAATGAGATTAATTGACGCGGATGCACTAAAGAAAGATTTAGAATCGGTTACTTTAAGCAATGGAACTTTGCTCAATACAAATACAGTATTGCTATTACTGGATAAATATCCGACCGCCTATGATGTAGACAAGGTTGTGGAGCAGTTAGAGAAAGAAAAGAATCCGAACTACAGAGAGGATGGAAGTCTGATGGGGGAAAGAGAAGCGATTGAAATTGACAAGGCAATCGAGATAGTAAAGGCAGGTGGCAACACTTGAATTATCAGAACATAGCGAGAGCCAAGGCGATAGAACAGGAGAATAAAAAGCGACTATTGAAGCTCAATCCAAAGCTGAATGACAGGAGTGGGATTTACTTCCTACTCCGAGAAGATGAAAACGGATTTAAGTATGCGTATATCGGACAGGCGGTACATACACTTAGCAGATTGGCAAGCCACCTTGTAGGCTATGAGCAGCATATAGACCTTAGTTTACGCAAACATAAGCTATACGACAAAGAGAAAAATCCTTATGGTTGGCGAGTTGAATTTCTGAATTTCCCCGAAAGCCAACTTGACGAGAAAGAGAAGTATTACATCAAGTTATATGCTGATAAAGGTTATCAGCTTAGGAATGTCAGTATAGGTGGCCAAGGAGAAAATCGTGCTAGCGGTTCAATAGGCGAGAGAAAAGCACCTAAAGGCTATATGCAAGGCATACAGCAAGGCAAAAAGGTGTTAGCGAGGGAATTATCATCTATCGCGGAAAAGCACCTTATAATCCGCTTAAAGCCGGAAAAAGAGCACAACAAAGTATCGCAGAAACAGTATGAGAAATTTATGGGTTTGTTGAAAGAGGGTGAAAGTGATGAGCAGTAAGTTATACAAAATACCACATTTTAATTCTTACGATGATATAAGAGCTGAAATGCAAAACGATTTACAGTACAGGCTTGCGAATAGGGCAGATAAAACATCTCTTGGCAGACCTTTATATTATCGAATAAATGTACAGTTGATATTAACGCAGGAATGTCCTTATAACTGTCCGTTTTGCTTAGAGAGAAAGAACCCTATGCAAGGCGATAATAATTTTAAGGCACAGATTGAGTCGTTAAAAAAGATATTGTTGGAACACCCCAATGCAAGGCTCACAATTACAGGCGGAGAGCCGGGGCTATATCCTAACCATGTTTCAGAACTTATTGATACATACAAAAAGCATAGTAACAATGTATTTTGTTCAATCAATACTACTGGATATTCAAAGGAACTTAACGGATTAGCACATATCAACTTATCATATAACGATTATGTGCATAAAAGCCCTAGTGATTTTCCTAATTGCACAGTGCAAACAGTAGTTGAAAATCCAACGATTGAGTATATTAAAGATTTTATGAAAATGGAAGCTGATAATTTTTCGTTCAGATTTTTAAGTGGGCTTGAAAAGAAAGATTATCCTGTAAAAATATGGAATGATCTACAGAATGATGATGATATTGATATTCATACCTTTAGGATTGGTGATTTCTTTGTATATGCAACATTTGACTATATGGGAAAACATGCAAGATTGACATTAGGAGATATGTGTCAGCAGAGAAACAATGATTATAAAGATGGATACTCAAATATTATTATCCATCCCGATGGAACTATCGGAACTAATTGGAGATAAGAAAGTGGGCGATTCAGAATGAAGATTTTAAGCAAAAAGAAATGTGAAGAAATTCTGAAAAGAATTACTGCAAATGAAATTATTCAGGTAGAGTACGGACTACACGATATGGAAGCAGAAACAAAGGCAACGGAAAATAGAGCAGAGATAGCTTTTATTGTCGGTGGCATTAATGGAATGAACAAGGTGCAGAACACGTTGAGAAAAAGGTATAACAATATAAACCACGAGGGAAAAGATTAAAATACATCAACCGAAACTTGAGGAAATGGGAGATTAAAAATGGCAGAACGTAGAATGTTTGCTAAGAAAATAACTGAAAGTGACGCTTTTCTCGATATGCCGAGCAGTACTCAAATGCTTTATTTTCACCTATCTATGAATGCTGACGATGATGGATTTGTTAATAATCCTAAGAAAATACAGCGAATGTGTGGTGCTTCCGATGATGATTTTAAACTATTGCTTGCAAAATCGTTTGTGCTCTTATTTGAAAGCGGTGTAATTGTGATTAAGCATTGGAAAATGCACAATTACATACAGGCAGACAGATACAGACCTACTGATTATGTTGAAGAAAAATCAATGTTGGGATTAAAGAAAAATAAGGCATATACGCTTGATGTAAACAAAATGGATACAAAATGTATACAAGATGTATCCGTAGGTAAGGAAAGTATAGGTAAGGTAAGTATAGATAAGAATAGTATAGTTAAGGATAGTAAAGATAAGGATATAAAAGAAAAAGATATTGATAAATCAATATCTAAAAAGAAAACTGTCTACTATCCTGATGATGCAATGCTAGAGAGTGCTTTTCAGGAATATCTGACAATGCGGAAAAAGATTAAGAAGCCAATATGCACCGAAATGGCATTGCACCGAGCTATGAACACTATCGAGAAGTTATCAAATGGCGATAACGATTTGGCTATTAAAATCCTTAATCAGTCAGTAGACCATTGTTGGCAAGGGCTGTTTGCACTAAAGGATAACGAGCCACACTCGACTAACAAAGGCGCCATTGATTGGGATAATGTATGAGGTAGAGAAATGACAAGAGACGAGACAGTTAAAATCATTCGCATAATGTGTGATTGCTACCCCAATTACAAGCCGAGCAATTTATCAGAGACAGTAGATGTGTGGAATATGATGTTGGAAGAATATGACTACAGCCAAATATCTATGGCACTGAAAACTTACGTGCATTCTGATACAAGCGGATTTGCACCGAGCATCGGACAGCTAATTAACAAACTGCATGAGGTTCAATCCCCACAGGAGCTTAACGAAATGGAAGCGTGGTTCCTTGTTAGCAGGGCGCTGCGAAATGGCTACTATGGTGCAGTTGAAGAATTTAACAAGCTACCACCACTCGTACAAAAGGCTGTCGGAAGTCCTGATAATCTTAGAAACTGGGCACTGACGGACATAAACAGCATTGAAAACGTAGTGCAGTCAAACTTTATGAGAACCTACAGGACAGTTGTTAATCGAGCAAAGGAATATCAAAAAATGCCAAAGGATATACAGGCATTGATTGAAAGTACCAATAAAAGCTCGTATTCGGCTCAAATCAGCTCTAAAAATCAACAGACGATAAAATTATCGCTTGAAGATAATAAAAGCCAAAATAAGCCGATTAAAGGTATTCCAATGCCAAGAGAAATTAAGGAACGTATCGAGCAGATGAAAAGATAGGAGGTAAAGAGGTTTGTGCGCACAATTAAAGCTGGCTTTACTCCTAGCGAAAAATGATAAAAGACAAGTATTCAAGACAGAGATATGAAGAACGAAAAGCCAGTAACCTTTGCGTGCTTTGCGGAAAACCACTCGATAGAGAAGGTGTGGTTTGTACGGCATGTAACAGCAAACGCACAGCATATGGCCGAGAGCTTTATAAAAAATTACAGGCAGTTGGTGTTTGCCCTAGATGTGGCAAGAACTTGCTGTATGGTGATGAAAAAAGCTGTATTGAGTGTAGGGCAAAATCAGCCGAATCCATGTCAAAGATACGTGCTACTGATGTTGAAAAATACAATGAGCGACAAAAAGCATGGCGAAAAGCACGATACGAAAAAGACAAGGAAAATGGCATATGCACACGTTGTCGTAAAAGGAAAGCAGACCCGGGGCATACCACTTGCACATTTTGCCGGGAAACAATGAGAAGAGCACGAGTTAAAATGCCTGAAAGAACCGGCAGATATGAACAAGGATTATGCTTCTTCTGTGATAATCCGGTAAAACCCGGATATAAGGTCTGTGAAAAACACTATCAGCAAAACGTTAAGAATGCGACTTGCGAAAAGGCAAACTTGGCACGACAGAAGATAAAAGAAAGGAGTCCACAATGGACGCCTTGAAAGATTTTTACGATTTTTACCGGCCACTGCAAAGGAAATATGACTTGCGAATGCTCTACAGAACAAATAGTAAGGAAACAAAAATAACTATCCGGCAGCGCGGTAAAGAACTTGTAAAAGTCGCAGAAGAAACTGCCGAAGCCTGTTTTATCAGGGCAAAACGAGAACTTGAAGAAAGAATGAAGAAATATGAGCAACAAACTGAAACCAAAGAAAAAGCACAAAGAGCCGGATTTTACGTGGACAAAATCCGAAAGAGTTACGCTGAAAAACAGCAATAACCGCAGAAAGCTCGTAAGTCGGTCTTTCACAGACTTTATGGACTTAGGCTACTATGTACTGTATTTGCATCATAGATTTGGAAATAAGCGCATTGTAAGGCTTGAAAGAACCATAAATGAGTACCTTGAAAGGGCACAGACCGAAAATGAAATGAAAACCGAAACGCTTGCCGAACTTTTGAAAGTGAGATACGGCATTGACGTGCAGAAAGAGATTAATTTAATCCCAATGCAACAGTTGATTAGAATTTATCAGAGAAATAATCCACTCACGATAAACGACACGAGACAGCTTTTAAATGATACGGCATACAGTTACATGGTTTTAGCATGTACGGCACTTAAGCTGATGTTTAAATTGTCGGTTAGGGAAATTAAAGAGTTTATCGCAGAATTTAGGGACTTAATAGACACACTGTATAAATTTAATCAATTCGGTCTGACATTGCCAAAGGTGGCACAATGCCTTGCTGATGAAGTTAATTACGTTGATGAAAGGTACATAAAGGTGATTGATTAATGAGTTATGTGCGGGAAAATGATAGTACACAGAATGCTCATATAAAGCATTCAAACGATAGTAGGCAGAAAGCCTACATGGAAACACATAGGGACAATAAGGCATATGAGAGATTCAAACATATGCCGGATTATGGGAAAGGAGTGCAAAACAATGACAAATAGAGAGAAATTTGCAGAAAAGATTTTGGATATTGCTTGTAATGGTAGCAAAATAGCAGTTAACAAAGCAACATTAGAGCCGATAGCGTGCTATGAATTAGAGTGTAAAGATTGTTTATTCAATACTCACAGTTATGTCTATTGCGGGGATAAAACGGAAAAATGGGCGAATAGCAAATATGTTGAACCGCCTGTTGACTGGTCAAAAGTTGCAGTTGATACACCAATACTGGTAAGAGATAACATTTTTTGCGAGTGGGTTAAAAGATATTTTGCGAAATATGAGAATGGGAGCGTTTATGTTTGGAACAATGGAGCAACATCGTGGAGTGGCAATAGGTGTACAGTATGGAAACTAGCCAAACTTCCAGATAAGGAGAGCAGTGATGGAAGATGAAAACTTCTTTGAAAAATGCAGAACTTGTCAACACTGTCATATGAAAAATGATGATGATTATGTTTTCTGCGGAAAAAGAAATGGAAAATGTGAATACAGACCATATAAATCGAGAAAAAAATTGAGAGGTGGAAAGAATGAAAAAAGAAGTTGACGGAGTAGTGGTAGAGACAAAAAGCATTCTAACTGCGCTGAAAATAATCAAGACAGTGTGCGAGGATAACGACTGCCTAACTTGTCCTTTTGGGAAAATTGAAAATGAAAAGGGTTTGTGTCTAGTTAAAGACACAATACCTAGTGTGTGGAATATAAATAAACCTAATGATGTGTGGAGGGCATTGGAATGAGCAAAGTAAAAGAAGAAAGAGTAACCGACTTGTCTATTATCATGGAAATGATAGATAGTAAATCTTATTATAGCGTACAGTACAGAAATGTTGGTGAGAATGGCTACAACATTGGGTACAGCTCATACAATTTAAAAATTGTATTGGAGTTCATTGATGAATATTTTGAAATTGTGGAAAGTGATAAACAGACTAATGCCGACAGGATAAGGAATATGTCGGATGAAGAGTTAGCAGAGTTCAATCTTTGCCCGCATATGGTTAATTGGAAAAAAGGAAACTATGATACGTGCATCCATCCGAATGATAAAGATGCGTGTAAAAAATGTATGTTAGATTGGCTTCAATCAGAAGCAGAATAGGAGAAAATATGAGAATATTTAAAAACGTAGACGAAAAATTAAAAGAGATTGGATTCAACAAAATCTGTGAAGATAAGCATGGCGCTCAATATGAACGCTACAATACAAAGTACAATTATTGGCAGTGCGTTGACATTTGGCATAAAGCTTCAGGCCGTCATATTTTACAGTCGTATGACAGAGACTTGATGGACGAAAAGAAGATTGGAAACACTAATGTTGGCCTTACAGGATATGAAATGAAGCTTTTTCTTAAAAAAATGAAAAAGCTAGGACTTTACAGCAAAACTGCGGGAATCGAGGGATAGCATGACAGAAAAGAATAATAAAGAACCAAGCCCATGTAGCGGTTGCAAATACGAGAAAAGTACAAACATAAAGGAGCTTTTAGCTTTTTGCACACATTGTAAAAGAGCTTATTCCCACGAAGAGGATAGGGAAATTCACGAGGATAGGTACGAAGTGGAAGAAAGCGAGGGATAGTATGACAGCGAAAAAAGCGATTGAATTTTTGCGAATACATTTTGAGTATCTAAAAGAAAGATGGAAGCCATACCCTGATTACAACGTTTTAGAAGCAATTAGATTTGCAATATCAGCACTTGAAAAACAGATACCGAAGAAACCGAATAAAACAATAGATTCATCTTGGGGAGTGAAAAAAGAAGCTCATACATGCCCTGCATGTGATTGTGATTTGACAGAAGTGTATTTTATTGCGCCACAAGAAAGTAAAATCAAGGAAAAAATAACTTATTGTGAAGCTTGCGGACAAGCTATTGATTGGAGTGATGAAGAATGATATTTGAAGTTGGCAAACATTATGAACATAGCACAGGAAAGAAAATGCACATATTAGGAGAAGTAAATTCTGATATGTATTATTCGCCCTGTTTAGTCGCAGAAGATTTAGAAGGCAATTTTATTCCTGTTGGAACTGATGAGTCAAATGCAGTTAATTGGAATGAAATTGATGAAACTGAATGGCTCAATGAATTAAAAATGCGTGACAATTCATGAAAATAAAGGAGCGATGCAGAATGACCAACTTAACAGCAGTAGTATACACTACCCTCATAGTGTTCGGCATAATCGGTCTGACAGAGGTAGCGTTTGCGTGGTACGACATCCGTGGATGAGATAAGACCGATGATGAGATACAAGAGCAGTGGTGTAGCGAAAATATTAAACATTAATTAATTTATCAGAAAGGAATAGGTTGTCGCGACATAAAACCGAGGTTTCCTTTTGGCGGATTTAGAATGATAGTACATTGTTTATTTGAGCAGTCAGGCACATTCAAGAATGCTTTCAAAAAGTATGGAATTGAAGCCTACGACTATGATATTCAGAATGAATTTAACGAAACTGACTATGTTATAGACCTTTTTAAAGAGATAGAGGGGGGTATCAAGGCGAGCCGAGTTTGTTTGATAAGATAAGTCCTGATGATTTGATATTTGCGTTTTTCCCTTGCATAAGGTTTGAAAATCAGATAATGCTGTGGTTCAGAGGACAGTCGGCAAGTCAGAAAAAATGGTCTTTAGAAGAAAAATGCGAATTTGATATGAATTTGCTTAAAGAAGTTTCGCTTATGTATGATTTGGTAAACAAAATGTTTATTATTTGCACGAGAAAAGGATTAAAGCTAGTAATGGAGAATCCTTATTCAGAAGAGCATTTTTTAAGACGATATTGGTGCTATTCCCCAGCGGTAATTGACAGAGATAGGAGAGATAGCGGAGATTACTTTAAAAAGCCTACACAGTATTGGTTTTTGAATTGCGAGCCACAGAACAATCTTATTTTTGAGTCAATTAGTTATAACGCTATCGAATGTAAGGACGCTATAAAAACAATGACAAAAGAGCATTGTGTAAAAGTAGGGACAGACAATGTTAAAACGGCAAGGTCAATGATACACCCACAGTACGCAGATAGATTTATTAGGCAATATATTCTTGATGAAGAAATATGGAGAGATAGCAATGAAGCACTACAAACCAATTAAATGTGTAGTCTGTAGCAAGATATTTACACCGACCGCAGCTAACCAAAATACGTGTTGCGAAGCACATAGACAGCAAAGAGCTACGGAATTAAGAAAAATCAGAGAAAAGAAAAGACTTAAAAGAAAGCCTGTTAAGAAAAACAAACTTGCGGAAATCTGCGAGATTGCTAAGAGTAAGGGCATGAGCTACGGACAATATATGGCAGAACAATACAAAAAGGAAGTGATGATAAAATGAATGAATGTTGTGGAAATTGCAAATATCATCAATACGAGGATATATCGCAAGGTTGGGTATGCTGTAACCAAGATAGCGAATATGTAGCTGATTGGACAGATTACACCGATTGTTGCGAGGAATGGGAGAGCAGATGAATAGCAGAACTATAAGTGATATAGAACCAATCGAAAGACAATGTGTATACGAAGACAACAAGCCGTGTAACAGCTCATGCCGATACTCAAATACTTGTATACACAGTGCAAGCAAAACCGAAGAATAGGAGATAGGTCTATGAAGTTTTCAAAGCTGACTAGACCGGAACTTGAAGAAATTATGAAAAATGCCAATTTCACCGATGAAGAAGCAGAAGTTTTTGAGTTGCTAGTTGCTGATAAAAGCCTTGAAGAGGTATCACAGAGACTATTAATCTCAAAAACAACCGCTTCCCGGAGAGTGGCAGACATTAAAGAAAAGATAGAAAGGAGTCGGGTAATGATTAACAAAGTGCCAATATGGGAAAAAGTAACGCTGACGATTGATGAAGCTGCGGAATACAGTAATATTGGAGTGAACAAGCTCCGAGAAATAACAAACAACCCAAGGTGCCAATTTGTTATGTATGTCGGAAAGAGACGATTAATCAAGCGAAAAGAGTTTGAAAAGTATATCGCAGAGTCGATAGAGATATAATCAAATGTGGACTTATGTAGCCTTATGTGATATTATAATAAATTGCATAAGGCTTTTTCCATAAGTGAAAGGAGCGAAAATTTAATATGGGAAAGGACTTGAAAGGTAAAGAACTAGGCAGAGGCATTAGTCAGAGAAAAGACAAATACTATGTCGGTAGATACACAACAAAGAATGGAAAACGAGTACAGAAATTATTTGCAAAACTGCAAGAGTGCAAAAAGTGGCTTGCCGATGAGCAGTACACTGATGAACACAGCAACCCCGACTTTCCGTCTGACATGTTGGTTAATGCATGGTTTGACTATTGGATAAGCGTTAAGAAGCGCACAGTAAGACCGAACACGCTGAGAAACTACACCGAGAGATACAAACGCAACATAAAGCCTGTTATCGGAAATAAGATACTGCGAGAGGTTAATACGCTCCACTGTCAAAAGATAATGACTAATATGGCTGACGAGGATTACCGGACAGCAACGATATATCAGACGCGCATAGCACTATACAACATGCTTGACTATGCATATCAAAGCGAGATTATTCCCAAAAATCCGTGCAACCGCATGGTAAAATCCGACATCGGTAAGGAGTCCTCAAAGAAAGAAGCATTGACGATTGAAAATCAGAAAAAATTCTGTGAAGCTATCAAAGGCACATCATATGAGTATCAATACAGATTCGCCTTGCAGATTGGGCTAAGGACAGGCGAGCTTGTGGGGCTTAAATGGGAAGATGTAGACTTTAAAGCCAAAACAATCAAAATTGTCAGGAGCTTAGAGTACAGACATTCAACAGGTGAATGGCGAGAGGGCCCACCTAAGAGCAAATCGGGATATAGGACAATTCCACTCACTGATGAAGCCGTATCGCTATTGAAATTGCAGAAAGCTAAAAATGCTTCATTCAAATTTATTGACATTCAATGGAGAGACAGAGTGTTTTTGTGTAAGACCGGGGCGCCTGTGAAAAACAGCACGTATGATACCGGAATATACAAAGCGTGTGACAGAGCGCAGATACCGAGATTTTCAATGCACGTATTAAGACATACGTTCGCAACAAGAT